TGCAAAACGGCTATTCTTCGTCAATTGCTGTGCATGTTCACTATTATATGCATAACCTGTCAAACTTGAATTCAATGGAATATGAAATTCGGTAGCTTCTCCGAACGAGGCCCAAACTGTTAAGTTAATTTGTTGTTGAGCACAAGTCGCACTACCCAATGGAACGCGCACGATACAAACTGCCGTTCCAACAAAATCGATATTCGTGTCAAAAGATGGTCCATTAATCGATATATAATTTTTTGGATTATAAAACGGAACTATCATACGATCTTTCGGATTACTCGATGGATCTAATGAAAGTGGATTCAAGCCATAATATGATGATGGATTAATAGCCTGCCACACGTTAATAATACTAATATCAGTGAATGGTACTGTAAAAATTTTAAGACGACCAAGTTGTTGACGCATACCTGATAGTTCAAAATCCATGGCTATAACTGGTCGTGCATAAGTAAAACGTTCCCATGGCGCAGATTGCAAATAGTTCTTAATCAGATCTTGTGGCAACCTCCATGATGCAACGATGGTTCCTACACTCTGTGAAACAGACCATTGATACGTTCCAATCCAAACTCGTCTATTTACCATATCCTGTAATGTCCAACGCGGATCTGGCATTCCAGTTCCTTTTCGCGAAAATTTTGGTTTTAATGTTGGACCGGAAATTTCAATATCTCGCTGACTCTCCAATATGATACCTTTCGTGTTATCACTCGTTCGAATTGAATCATCCTGCGCCGTTGAAATTGGCGTGGTAGATTCAATTACTGGGTCCATAGAAACTGTTGTAAATGTTCCTCCCGGCTTCATGCCACCATTATATTCGCTCTCCGCTCTAAGTGGAGCAAATAAATAGGCATCATGCTTCTTCTCGAAATTTCGTGCATAATATTCATAATCTCGAAGCCTCGGATAATATTGAGGATCGAGTACAGCACGAATCCGTCCCATTAGACGGTCAAATTTTTCCTTTCCATAATAAAACATAAATGATAAGGCATCATTAAGATTTTCTAGAGATGCCTCTGTCGTTGACAAATCTGCACATTCTTTGGTCCAATTAGTAAGTTCATTAATCGTTTGCATATCTATAATTGGCATCATTCGCCCAAAATTATCCGGTCTAAAACCTCTTTTCAAAAATGTAAGCTGACTAATTGGAACTACTTCTGCTGGTCCTGTTTTCGACGAATTTGTATATTTCAAACATAATTTTTCCATGGCACTAGATAATAAACTAGGATTAAAATATTGAAGAAAGTCCTCTTTTACTGCACAGATACCGTCATCTCCATAAATAAAAAGTTTAATGTTGTGATTAAAAATATCTAAAGAAGCTTGTTCTACAGGTACAATTAAATAATAACAATATAAAAATTTCATAAAATGCACTAATGTATTAATTATAACCGTTGACATGTTTCCAGATGGATTACCTATATGTGTATAATAAATTTCATTTAAAGCTATTTGTGGTGTATGTACAATTTCGTCAAATAAAACTTCC